TGACTTTACGATTTGCTCCTCCATTTTTATCATGGTATTCTTTATAAGCTTTAGCCTGTTCTTCCGTGATGCGTCCATCTGCTTGTAACTTTCTTAGGCTAGCATCTTCATTCTTTTCTAAGCTATAAAGTTCTGCCTGGCTTTCCACCACCTTAACAACAGCTGCTTTTCCTTTGTCATTGACTGCTTCTTTTTGCTTGGTCAGATTAGGTACAAAGAGCAAGAAAAGCACGCTGATAATCAGCAAGACCACCAACATTTCAATCAAGGATAGTAAAACTCTCACTCTTTTCTATCTCATACATCCTTACCGAATGCAACACGAGATCACGATACTTCCAAGTGCTGACCAGATACTCAATAACCTCTTGGTCCTCTATCCTGCATTCCATAAGTAATAATAGCTTGACCGTGTATTCATTCTTCAAAATCGGAACCTGATAAGTCACATCTACCCAATGCTCAAAACCTAAGTCTGTCTGCTCTACATTTGCTAGTTCAATATTTAAAATCTTCATTTTTATTCCTCCTACTTATCTATTCGTAAAAGAAGATAAAAAGTTATGAAAAAATCACTATTTTTTTATTTTTGACAAAACACCGTTTTTGACAATAATCAAAAAATAAAAAGGAGCTATTATTAACAAAATGGCGTTTTTGGCAATAATACCCTGCCATTCCTCCTCCCTATTCTTCAAGAAAACGCTTTTTTGAAGAATCAGAGCAAACAAAAAAACCGCAAGCCTGAGCCTGCGGTGAAAGAACAATTTAGAAAGTTTCCTTTCTATTTATTTAACTGTAATCAAGCCATCTGGCTCTACTGTGAACTCTGGTTTATCTGCCATCGTTCCGTCTGGTTTGATGTAGTACCAGCCTGTTCCGTCTGCTGACTGGATAAAAGCATTTGATACCATAGCACCTTCTTTAGCGTCTAAGTAGTACCAAGTGTCCTTGTACTTGACCCAACCTGTCTTCATGGCACCTTCTACGTCGAAATAGTACCACTTCTCAGCGATTTTCTTCCAGCCTGTGGCCATTTCGCCTGATTGGTCAAAGTAGTACCAATTACCGTCTGTGTGCTTCTTCCAGCGGTCTGAAAGCATATAGCCTGAGCCATCGAAATAATACCAGGTACCGTTGATTTTCTCAAACTTATCTTTTGGATAAGAGCCGTCTGAGTGTACGTACCAGTAGCCAGTGCCATTTTTCTGCCAGCCTGTTGCAGCGCTCAAGCCGTTTTCGATGTCTTGCTTAAACTGTTCACGGCTAATGCCCCAACTTGCAAGATATGGATATGGATCCACATGGTCTGAGTGGTTGTTTGGTTGGTTATTGGTACAGTATTCATGCGTCTTGATACCTGCCAAGTCGTCTGTATCAAGAGTCTTCGGCAAGCCTGCTTCGTCCGCTAGATTGCGTAGCAATTCGATATAGAGGCGATAGTCAGCCATAAACTCTTCCTTAGTTGAATGGCTTTCAATCAGTTCAACCGCTGCATAGGTCTCAGCATTCCAACCGCCCCCAACATCCCAACTTCCGTTGTTCACAAGACCTACTTGCATGACACGGCCGTTTCCGACAACATGTGAAAAGAACCCTAGTTCAGGGTCCTTTCTATAGTGGTAATCAGCTTCATTTTGAGCGGTTGAGTTACGGTTGCCTGTTGAGTGGGCGTGTACTTGTCGATAAGGCTGCACCCCAACCTGGGGCAAGCCTGTACGTAGTCTGTTTCTATCGATATCCATTCCCTATCGTCCTTTCCATGCGTCATTCATCTGCTTCACTGCTGACTCTACGAAGGTGTCTAAGTCTTTGTCAGTCATGCTAATATTGTATTTTGTAAGCTCAGCACGGACTTTAGCACGAGCCTGCTCCAGCTTTTCTTCGCCCTTATAGCCAGTCTCTGAAGCTACTTGCTCAACGGCATGAACTGCATTTTTAGCTAGAATTTCAGCGATGATCACCGCTTTCTCTCCGCCTTTACGCAAAAGATAATCTTTTACTGCTTTTACAATACCGCCTACTGCTACTGTTAAAAAGCTTGTCGCAAAAGCAATGATGATTTCAGTAATTTGTTGCATTTGTTATTCTCCTTTTTTCGTGTCATCATCTTTTTCAAGTAATCGCTGAAATACTTTTACAATCGGCTGAAAAAGAGTAACATTTCCTTTTAATTTGCGGTAATTTTCAATGAGAGATTGAAAAGTAAATGCGATGTACCCGAGATAGATTGAGTACAAGAATGCAAAACCTGTCTTTTCAGGCAACAAAACGGACGCCGGAATGAGGATCATCAGTAAGAGAACCCCTGAAATCTTACGAAGGAGCCCGTTAATGCCGATTTTGCTCTTGTACTCGATGTCAGGATTGATAATCGCCGCAATCGTCCCTGTCACAAAATCAATGATTTCCATTGAGACAATCAGTGCTAGAGCGTACAAGACCAAACCATCTTCAGTCTGTACGACACTTCTTAGAAAATTGAAAAATTCAATTTGCATACAACCTCCTATTCTTTAGGTTCTACCGTTGGAACCGTCCAGTCAGGATTGCCCTCTGCATCAAATTTCATGATATAGAATTCATGATTCAACAGAACGGCTACGTTGATTGTTGCGATTGTACCACC